GTTCTTTATAATAAACAGTGCTTATTTCATTAACATGAAATTGTTAGCACCTTGAGTAATTAAACATCTTTCAGTTAAGAAGTGTAATTGCATTGCATCTAAAGCTGTAGTTGCAGCACCAACAGATCCAGTAACCCAAGATTTCATTCTTCGGTCATCAGTTTGTGAAGCTCTGTAACGTACGTGTAAGAAAGGTCTCTTCATGCTTTGTCCAACAGTTTGATCATAAACTGAAGAAGTACCAGCAGGAATCATAACTCCTCTAATAGCAGAAGATCCAGCAACAGCGTTAATACCGCCTCTTGTAGCTAGGTCATTTAAGTATCTAAAGTCAGACTTGTAGAAATCGTAAGATCCACGTCTGAAACCAGAGAAACCTAAGTTTAATGCCATATCTTCAGAGTTGTTGAATACTCCGTAAGAAGTACCACCAGCACCGTAAGAATTCATATTAGCTAACATGTCGTCCATAGCTAAGCTAGTAGATCTGTTAACAAACATCATGTATTCTTCAATAGCACCTTGCTTATCAAATTCAGCTAAGATTGCATCGAATTCAGCTAAGTCAGTAGAAGCATTAACACCAGTAACACCAGTAGTAACATGTCCTCTGTCTTCGATAGCATCGAATAAACCTTGAGTACCAACTAAAGTATCGTTACCTGCTATAGGAGTTCCTAAGAAAGTATCAACACCGTTAGTGTTAGAACCTCTAACAGACTCTAGCATTGCCATTTCAATGTAGTCAGTAAACCTAGCTCTTGTATCAGCTTCAGCTTTTAAGTACCACATGTAACCAGCTCCACCAGCTTCAGTAGAAACTTCTACCCATCCAATTCTAGAAGCATCAGAACCTGAAACCTCGTAGTAATCTTTCATGATGATTGGCTTGTTAGTGAAAGTTTTAAAGTCTGGCTCGTTAGCACCTCTAGTATCAGAAGTTGTAGCTCCAGCCGCGTTGTAACCAGTACCTTTTGCAAATTCAGAACCATAAACTAAAAGAATAGTTGCTTTGTCAGCAGTGTTTCCAGAAGTTGGTATTGTAGTACCATCATAAGTTGCAACAGTAATGTCACCAGCAGTTGCGCCAGTTCCAAGAGCAGTTACTAAACCTTTAAATACTCCAGTAGGAGCAGCTACAATAACTGTATCGTTTAATCTAACACCGTGTGTTAATAAACCATCAGCAGCAAAGCCGTTCTCATCAATATCACACTGAACAGTAATAACATTGTCAGCATCGACATCGCACTTGTAAGATAAATGTAGTCTAGATTGCTCAGACCAAATAACTTGGTCAGCAGTCATAGCCTCTTCAGCCCCAACTTGTGATAAGAAACCTGAAATAGTTCTCGGTCCGAAAACTTCAGCTTCTTTTTCCATTAGGTCTGGTAAATATTGTTGACCCCAACCCGCGTTTGACGAAGTTGAAAGATCTAGGTAATTTGTAGACAGTGTCTGCTTTACTGGAGCAGGTACGCTGTTCAAATTAGTTCCACCTGATATTGCCATAATTTTGTTTTTTTAAATTAGTTTTTATTTGTTTTTCATTTTAAATTTAAAAGTTGGAGAAGTGTCATCGTTAAGCACCCTTACTTTAGGTCCGCTTGTGTTATCGTTAGAAAATGCTTGCCTAGGATCCATACTTACGTTTTTCGCCTTAGCAACACTATCTTTCATAGCATCAGCTTTTCCTTGCTCATAAAAGTGATTAGCAATAGCGTCGGGATTCATTGCTGTAAATAAAGATTTATGATAACCTTTAGCATCTGACATTTCATTATTTTCATTCAAGAACTTCTTGACAAAATTATTAATATCACCTTGGGTTTCTTTTACTTCATTAGCATTTTTCACATTAAACCTATACCTCTTATCTCCGACGTTATATTCAAAACCTTTGAATTTATCGTTAAAAACTTGTTTAGTTTTTAATTTAAAAGTGTTAGTTTGTTTTTCCGCTATTTTATTAGTCTCTTCCGACTCTTTGTTGTACCTATTAAAGAAGTTCATTGCTTTTTGTTGTTCTGGTGTTAACCTTGAACCAGCCTTAACTTCTTCATAGTATTTAGACTTTTGCCCGTCTAAGTGGCTTTTAGCGTTGGCAACTTGCTCTTTTAACGCTATTTTTTTCTTTTTAATATCTCTATCTTCATCAACCTCCTCGTCATACGAGAATGAGTCTTCAATTAAGAATTCTATTTCATCTTGATCTAAATGAGATTTTGTTTGTTTGTAGTACTCTCTAAGAACTGTCATGTCGTCATAACTAGAAAAGTCTTGATTAAGACGAACGTAATCTTCTAGTGTACCACCAGTTTCGTCCATAAAGTCTACAACTTTTTGTAAATTCTCAGGTAAAGCTTTGCCAGTCTCTTGAGACTCTAACATAGCTGCTTGAGCTTCTTCTTCTAAGTTGTCTACTTGTTC